AAGTCGATTGTCCCCTTCCGCTTCCCCGATCGCTCGCGCGGCATCATGCGTCGAATGCTCGGGCATTCCATCAGCGTGGGAAGGAGTCGAGTTTGCATGAAGTCCTCGGCCTCGTCCTGTGCGGCGAGCACCCACATCGCGGGTCCGGGGTCTTCAGCGATGGCCCACGCGAGGAGGACCATCAACGCCTGAGTCTTGCCCGACTGCGCCGAGCACATGACCGAGACTTCGCGCACCTCATTGTCGGCGAACACCTCCATCAACTCCTTTGTCCATGGTGCTGTGCTCGCTCGGTATCGGCCCGGAAAGGCAGAGGTTTTATCAACCCACACGTTGTCCTCGGCCCATTGCCATGGGAGCCGAAGGTCACGAGGTGCGAAGATTTCTGAGACTGTTGAGAAGAACATTATTCGGCCTTGGTTTCGTCTGTTTCTGTCACGGCTTGCTCGTCGGCCCACCTTCGGATTTCGACGTAGGAGTTGGCAATCTCGGCATCAATCTCCGACTTGATTTGAGCGGGAGTCATCCCACCGATGCGACCGGCTAGGGTCGACCCAATCTTCAGCTGCAACCGTCGGCAGGTGTCGAAGGTTTGGAAGAGCTTGGTCCTCACATCGTCGCGGTGGATGAGTTCACCCTTCTTCTGTTGAATCTCGAGTTCGAGCTTCTGGTTCTTCAAGTGGACCTGTCGCGCAATGAGGGTGGCCTTGTCGCCAACTGCATCCTCACGCGATCCGTGAGCGGCCACCCACTCCTTCCACTCGGATATCGGATAGAAGCCACTGGCGGAAGCTGCTGGTGCGCCCTTCCTTAACCAGATTCGAATGGTTTCGTGTGAGACCTCGAACAGTGAACCGAGTTCCCGAATGCTTTTCGCGAATCCCTCGGTTTTGACCTTAGGTTTGCCGCGTGTTGTTTTAGTCATGGTTTTGTAAAATGCAGTTTCTAAGCTCAATCACGGTTCCCCCGAACTCGACCCCGCGAGACTTTTTGGGCATAGAAAAAAAGATTCCTTGTATTTTTGGACGGTTTTTTGTCTCAAATCGGTCAAAAAGCCAGTTTTCGTGTCTCATTCCTGCACTTGCTCGATTCCGTTCTGATTCCGTTTCCTTCATCGCTCGATGCTTCTACGTTGATGCTGCCACTAAGTTTTCTTCCACCTAATACTCTGCACTCAGCGGTGCAGAATCGTTGGTTCCATGTCCTCATCTTGAACCTCGTCCCGCATCGGTCGCAGTTGTGTTGCCCGAGTTCAACACCACGAAGCCCTCGCTCGACGTGCCAACGGCGAACTGATTCGAGGTTGGCCAATCTCGAGCACTCAGGTGAGCACCGTCGATGCACCGAGCATCGTTTCATAAACCGAGTCCCGCACTGGTCGCACTCGACGACCCGGAGTTGATTAATCAACTCCGGAGTGCGGTTAGTGAATCTCGCCCTCACGACTGCACCTCCTCCCATTTGCCCATCACCCGCAGAAACGCCTCTGCGCGTTGTCGTGCGGTGGCGTAAATGACGTTGAATGGGCTTTGCCAAGCACCAAGGTTTCTAGGGTAAAACACCTCACGCTGGTCGTCAGTCAGCACCTTCTCCGCTTCGTGCATAGCGTTGAGGTCGGAGCAGTAGTTTGGGCACTCATTATGGGTGAAGCGATTTGGTGGAATGCCAGCAATTTTTCGCTCTGTTGGAAATCCGTACATCGCTCCCACTGATAAATGCACATCCGTCCACCCGCACGCCTTCGCAATCGCTGCGTTGATTTCGTCGTTGCTCATTTCGCCACCTCCTTCCATTTGCCCAGCGTGCGGAGAAACGCCTCTGCGCGGTGGCGAGCGGTGGCTCTGATTGCTTTGAATGATGATCCGCACATATCATCCAACAATGCGTAATACATCCAATGCTTACTCTCTGGAGTAAAAATCATCTCCGCTTCGTGCATCGCGTTGAGGTCGGAGCAGTAGTCTGGCTCTGGCGCGTAATAGCCATGTGGACTAAGCCAGCCTAATCCACGGTTATCAGGCGTCCACCCACACGCCTCGGCGATTGCCACGTTGATTTTATGGTTGGTCATTTCGCCACCTCCTCCCATTTGCCCATCACGCGAAGGAAAGCCTCTGCGCGTTCGCGTGCGGTCGCACAGAAGAACACCCTATCGTCGGACTGCTCCGCTTTTGTGACACGCGCTAACTGATTGAAGTAACAGTCCCAAAGCTCATCTGAGATGGACTTTTCCACCTCGTGCATGGCGTTCAGATCGCCACAGTAGTCGGCTTGCCACCCGTACAGTTCTGAGATGGCGGCGTTGATTTCGTCGTTGGTCATTTCGCGGCCTCCTCTCCGTCGATGCGCACCAGCTGCACCTCATCGTCCGCGAGTCCCCAGCCGAGGGTCTCCCGTTGCAGTCGGCCAATCTCGCGCTCGATGTAGTGCGCGGCCTTGCGAAGGTCTTCCACGGCGTCTCCCTTCAGCCCGGCTCGCCAGATGTACTTGATCGCATTGCCGAGGTTGAAGTTGAACCCCTCCGCGATGTCGATGCACTCGACCCCGCTCGGGTGCCTGTTGTAATGCTCGGGGTGGTTTATGTTGTTGTGGTCTGTTGTTGTCATGTTGCTATTTAATAGTGCGCCCCCTGTGACTTGTGGACCAGTGTGCGCGATGTTGTGTTTGTTGGTTTCTGCATTGGTTGGTTTTGATTCGTTTCTCGAATGCCCCGCCATCGCGCGGAATGGGCCCGTCCTCGCGTCGCAGATGCTCGGCAGGGTGATGACCGCAGAACGCGGTTTTCGGATTCGATTTGATACCTTTCTGTTCTTCCTCCCCCCTTTTCCCGTCGTCGGCCCCCACCACCCACCCCACCCCACCCCAGCCCCCACCACCCCACACCCCCCCCCAAGGGGGTGTGGGTGTGTGGTGGGGGCGGTGGGGTTGGGGGGTGTGTGGATGGGGACGACAGGAGGAAGGAGAATAAATAAGAGAGAGTGCATGGTGCGCGGTCGGTATTAGATTGCGTGTTTGTTTATTCCGGTGCCTCGTCTCGATGACGCTTAGGTACTCGGCTTTTGTACTCCCTCGAGGCCTTGAACTTCCCCGGCTCTTTCTCCTCTTCCTCTTCCTGCGGCATGGGTGCAGCGTACCGCCAGAAGACTCCCTCGGCGGCGTGGTCGATGCGGATTCGGTGCGTTTGCACTCCCTCCTCGGTGGTCATCCCCGCTCTTTTGCCACGTTTGCAGAGGGTCAGTGCGAACGCTCCCCGCGTGCCGTCTTTGCGGTCGGGTTCCCGTTGCAGGACGGCCACCTCTCGCGACCAGTTCGTGAGTTCCGATGAACCCGCGCCGAGATAAGCAATCTCTGACGCTGACGCTCGCGGGTTGGCCTCGGCCTTCGGTTTCGAGGTGTGGTGGACTAGGATGACCACGGCCCCGGTCTCGTCGAGGATCGGCTGGAGAGTGTTTCTGAGGAAGACCGACATCGACTTCTGATCCATGACGTCGCCCCCGAAATACGCCATCAAGGGGTCGATGATGACCACCTCGAGCGAGTGCTCCTTGATGAGTTGCCTGAGAATCCCGAGGAAGACGCCCCCCGTCTTCGTGTTCTCGCGGAAGAAACGGAGGTTCTGCTGTAATGTCTGCCCGACGCCAGAGATGCCCCTTCCTGCGGCACACAGCCACAGCAACGCCCCTTCCATCGCCTCCTTCACGTCGCCCCAGTCGTTCTCCGCTTGAATGATACCCACTCGCATGGGTCTCTCGGCGGGGTGCTGGATGCCGAAGAACGGAACCCCCGTCGCCATCGCGGTGGCAAACTGAAGGACGAAGGACGACTTCCCGACACCCGATGATGAGACGATGGTGAGAGAGCCACCCTTGCAGAGCCACCGATGACCGAGGATGCAAGTTGGATCCGGTGCAATCTCAACCGCGCGGAGTGCATCCAGCGACATCGCTTGCGGCAGGTCGCGTTGACGCATCCACGCTTCAAACTCTTCCCACGTCTCAGGCCCACACCTGAGCGAGATGAGCCTTTGCCACTGGTCGCCCCGACGACATCCCGGGAGACGAGAGAACCTCCCCGGGTTCTTGTTCGCAGGACAGGGTCCAGCGTCCTCGAGGTACGAATAGACGACATCCCTGCGTGCCTCCCACGTCCTTTTGTCCGGTGCATCGACTCTCACCCACCCATGGAATGAGCGACCACCACTCGAGATGATGGCAGTCAGCGGGAGGTTGGAGGCCTTCAGCGTGTGCAGCTGCTCGGCCTCTGGCAGATCGTCGAACTCGATGAGCACGTGACGGAATGCGGCTACGTTGCTGTCGGCTCCGGTGACGGCTTCTTTGTGGTAGGGGTTGATGCGAATCCATCGGCCCGACTCCGAGTCGCAGGTGAATGGGTTGTCGCCTGCCTCGATTTGTTCCACGAACCACTCGAGCGGCTTGAAGGTTCCGTGAGAGCCTGGTCGGTGTTTCCCGTCGTCCCCCTCGGCGGCTTGCGTGCAGATGCTGATGATCTCCCCCGGGAGAAACGCGGCCTTGAGGAAGTCCACCGTCGAGTTCCGGTCAATGGTCGGCAGGTCAACAGGTGGCAGTGCGTTTCGGCTGACGATGAACCGTCCCGTCGGCGAGATGGTCTGGTGTGAGGTCTCAAGCTTCGCGCCCCGCGGGGTCGAGTGCGGCTTGGTCGCGGCTTGATTGATCTTGTGCTCCAGTTCGCGAGGGGACCACGGCGGGGTGCAGGTGGCGTTCCACTCGGTGAGGATTCGGAGGGCGTCTGACTCCGGCAGGGCGAAGTCGTGAACGAGTACGCGGGCTAGGTCGTAGGTGGTGGAGTGTCCACCCTGTCCGCTGACGGCCCCCGGAACCTTCGCGGCGTATGCTTTCGCGCGTTCGTATGGGGTCAGCATCTTTCGGCGAGCAGGTGACGGAGTTTTACGTTCTCGGCGACCAGTTCCGCGATGATTTCGCTCGGCGCACCGTTGGCCATTAGCTC